ATAGAGGACAAGGAAGATGAAAAAGTTTATTGTCATTATACTACTATTAGTAAGCCTTATTAGCTGTAAGACAAGTTCTCATAAATGTGATGCTTACGGAAAATTGCCTGTAAACTCTAAAAGTTGTTAAATAAAATTGTACATTTGTTATTATGCTCTCTTTATACGATTACCATGCTCAAATAGATGAATTGCTGGCAATAAACTCAGTAGAGTCTTCGTATTCTTATGAATTTTATACAGATCTTATAAATGAGCAAAGAGCTTTATGGCTTCGCAATGAGTATAATAAGAACAGATCTATCGATCCTTACATTATACAAAATCTAAACTGTCTAGAATTAGAACTAGTTAATCCAATAGATTGCTGTATTACCGTCCCTGACGGTTGTAAAGTTCTTAGAACTAAAAAACAAATTCCTAATACAATAGAGTTTTTCTTTACAAAAGGAATAACTTCTGTCGGACCTGCAGACATAATGAAGCCTAGATTTATCTTAATAGATTATTCTAGAGTTCCTTACGCGGGCACGGGAAGAACCACAGCAAATGCAATTTACAGCTTTTTGTACGGTGGCTACTTGTACGTATTCAGTAAAAATCCATCACATCTACTAATTAAGTACATCTCTGCACGAGGAATCTTCGAAGACCCGACTGCTCTTAGTGAGTATATTAATTGTGAAAATACATCTTGCTGGAAACCATCTGATCCTTATCCAATCAACCAATGGATGTGGGCCTATATCAAGCCTTATATCATTCAGCAGTTAATGCAGAAAGGAACACAAATACAGGATGATGCTATCAATGCTGAAGACCAAAGAGCTGATCAACCTTTAATGCCTCCTAATGCAAAAGAATAATATATATAAAAGAGGCAAAGGAAAAACTACAGGAAGCGTCAAGAAAGATGCTTTCTATACTTTTTATACAAAAAATGCTAAAGAAGAAGTAGTAGACAAAAAGACTTATAATAGTTTTCTAAAAGAACTACTTCACAATTTTAGCACAGCTATTGTAGAACTTGGTTTAGAACTAAAAATTAATAAAGTAGGAAAGCTTAGAATTAAAAGTAATCCTTTGCATTTCTTTAAAAAAGACGGAACAAGAGCAAAAAGTCTTAAAGTAAATTGGGAAGCTACCTGGAACTATTGGCACAGTAAGTATCCAGATTTAACCAGAGATCAAATTGCAGAAATTAATAACAAGACACTGATATATCATGAAAATGAACATACTCATCAAGAGTTTTATCAGTATTATTGGGACAACTTAACTATTGCTCTTAGATACAAAAGCTTTTTTAGTTTTAAAGCATCTCGTCAGTATCTAAGATTAATTGCTAAAACAGTAAAAGATCCAAACAGAAAAACTTTTTATTATGGATAACATTATGGAAATGGGCGGAAAGCCTGTAGAGTCTACTGTAAAAATTACTCGTAAAGAATTTGAAGATGGTTCTTCAGAAGAAACTCGTGTAGAACAAGTTGACGGAGGATATATCATCACTAAAGAATGTCGCTGTAAAAACGACAAAGGAGAGTGGGAATGGAAGACTGAAAAGTCTGTATCAACAGAAGACCCAATGAAAGACATGTCTTCTGGAGGAATTGCAGAAAGACTAGAATCAGTGCTTAAAAACTTAATGTAATGTACGCAGGAAAAACCATCTCATACAAAGCAATCCTTGATAAAACTATCAGGGATTTTGGCTTTAATTATGATATCCACGAAGAAGAAGGAGTGGAATGGCTAGCAGAATTCATGGCACACACTAATGTAGGTGTAGTCATGGAGGAAAAAATTGCCTATATTCACGTATGTGATGGTCGAGGAGATTTGCCTTTTGATCTTTATAAGATTGGGCAAACTGCTCATATTGTAGGAGTTGCTACATTAGAAGAAGCAGAATGCGGTAAAGGCAGAATGTATCCTATGAGATGGAAAACTGATTATTTCCACAAACGGTATCATGTTGACAACAGAGACTACACTACAGAATCTAGAGAAACTTATACTGTAGGACAAGGATATATTTTCCCTTCATTTAATGAGGGCTTTATGGCTATGAGTTATTCTGCAATTCCAACTGACGAATGTGGATATCCAACTATTCCTGCAGAACAGCAGTGGATGGAAGCAGGGGCACATTATATTGCCCATAAAATAGCTAGAAAACTTTGGTTACGTAATGAACTTGCAGGCGATAAATATCAAATAATAGAACGTGACAGAGATTGGTATTTTGCACAAGCTGTAAACCATGCTAAACAATGGAACGGTGTAGATGAAGCAGAATCAGTAAAGAACTCTGTAGTAAGAACTATTCCTGATATCCAAGCGCATGCTAGTTTCTTTGCTAATATGCAATTACCTGAGCAACGTAAGTTTAGACCTAAATCAGGAGTTGCTTTGGTTTCTACTATTAATACTTTATCAAGCGGCGCTCAGGGGCCTAATCCTGCAACAGTCGTACCTTCTAATACACCATAATGGAAAGACATATAAATACATATCAAGGAATGAATAAGGATACTGCCTACGACAGTATTCAACCTAGTTTGTATATAGATGCAGTAGATATTAGAATTACAACTACTAATGGAGAATCCATGGGAGGTTGGACTAATATTAAAGGTAATAAAGAGTCTTTTGAAATTCCAACAATAGGAGAAGAGTCAGACCCGTTTGGTGCTTGGACAGCTTCTAATCCCGAAATAATAGGATATACTACTATCCGAGATAGGATCATATTATTTGTAGCAGATGACTCTAATGCTAAAGGATGGATTTTCGAAGTAAGATATGACCCAGCAACTAGAGAAATACTTTCTGGTTATCCTGCACTAAAATATTATAGTAATAGTCTGTTCTTTAAAAAAGAATGGCCTATAGAAGCATTGGGACGTTACGAATCTGACTGTGTTGTTCGATAATTACTTTAGAAGTTTAAATCTAGAAAACAATGATCTACCGTCACTGCCAGTAGGACAGATAGATATTTTTCCAGATATTAAATACCAACAGCCATTACTAAAAATAATTTCAGGAGGAGGCGCAATTCTTTCAGGAGAATATCAAGTAGCTTACAGGCTAATTACAACAGACGGAAAAGAAACTTTAATATCTCCTCCAAGTAATTTAGTACATGTTGTAGCTGACGGAGACTCAGGTCAATCGGCTAGATATAATGGAGACACTAGTGTTGTTGTAACTGGAAAGTCCCTACAGTTTGAAGTAGATACTTCCGATTATACTGACTTCGATAAAATAGAATTTATAGTTATTCATTCTACTAATCAAACAGGAACACCAACAGTGACTTCAGTAGAAAGCATTTCTATAGACAATCAGACCACGATCACTTTTACATACACAGGGGAAGAAAACTCTGCTTTCCCTATTGAAATCTTTGATTTTATAACTAAAAACAATCCTTTTAAAACTCCTAAAACTATCGCACAAAAAGATAGTTCTTTAGTAATAGCCAACATAAAAGGATCTGCTATAAGCATAGCAGACTTATTGCCTGCAGGAGAAACGTTTGATGCAAAAACCAGAAGATACAGAAATGTAGGCGGGGTAATAACCCCTCCATTTCCTATTGACCCAAACCCTGCCGATCCTACAGGAAACAATTTAAAAAATGCTTTTAACGAAGGTTATAATAAAGATGCTCACTGGGATACAACTTGGCATACTAATAGTCAATACAGATATAAAGCAGACGGCGCTAGATTAGGCGGACAAGGTCCTAATATAGAATACTCTTTTCATCTAGAACCTTTTACACTAGACGGAGAAAAAGCTGAAGGACAAGGAGGGTTTGCCAATGTAGCAGATATTCCTGTAGATATCCATAACCTAAATGACGGTTACGGAAACTACGCTAATACCACATGGCCTAATCATGCTTCTCCTTTTATCTCAGGATTGCTGAGAGGATATAAACGAGGAGAGACTTATCGTTTTGGAATTGTATTTTATACTAAAAAAGGAGAAGCTTCTTTTGTAGAGTATATAGGCGACATTAAGTTCCCTGATATTTCAGAGCAAGATTCTACAGCAAATGCGTCAGGAACTAATTACTGGCCAGTAGTACAAGCAAATACTACTAATGATAGACTTACTACTGCATATGCAATGGGTATACAGTTTAAAATTGACTTTGGTAGTTGCCCCAGTATTTTTAATGTAATAGATAGTTATCAAATAGTAAGAGTTAAAAGGGAAGACTCTGATAAAAGGAGACTTACTCAAGGAGCTATGAAAAGCTTTTTCCGAAATGTAATCGAAAGTCCCACTATCGCAGGAGTAGATTTTAGAGCTACTAATTATAATAATCAAACCAATGTAGTGCATATTATGCCTAGCCGCAGATATTTTCCCATTACTTCTATGCCTCATAGTTTTGGATTAATAGGGGACTCTCAAAGTCTCGTCAACGCTCTTCCTGCTTCTACGCCTTCTCCTGGAGGAGATTACTTAATTAAATCTCAATTTTTAGGATTCTATTCTCCTGAAATATCTTTTAATTATGGAAACGTAAGAAACCTAGCAAGTTCATCCAGCACTAATCCATGTCTGCTTATGACAGGAGCATATGATGCGGCAAATTTTGATTCACAAAGTTCTCCAGGAACACCTATTGCAGGAAC